GTTCCGGCCACCAATCCGTTAGGGGGTACCCCCGTAGGTGTTTTGGCGGTTTGTTTTCATTGATTTTCCAACGTTTTCCAATGCCGCGCGTTCGGCTTCGCGGCGGGCTGCGAACCGAATTGAAAAAGACTTGATCGCCTTTGTTTTCCGCTTCGTCTCACGCTTGCGGCGCGCGCCTGACGTCGTCGGCTTGAGCGCTGAACTATGCGGCGTCGATGTTGATGAGATGAATCAGCGAAGGCTTCGTCCGTTGAAGCCCGAAGGTTTCGTCCTTGCCGTCTTGCTGTCGTGGCAACGCTTGCACAGGCCGCGCATGCGGGCCGGATCGTTGGGGTCCAGTCCGGCTTCGATAAGCTCGACGCGTTCGAGCGGCCAATGGTCGGCGATGGTGCTGGGCGCCCCGCATAGTCCGTGGTGCCTGCCGCATCCGTCTGGTCCGTCGCCGGGGCAGACGCATCGTGGATCCCTTGCCAGCACACGCGCCCTTGCGAGCCTGTGAGCCTTGAGCGTGTATGGATTGCGCCCGCGTGAGCGGCGCTTGTCCTTGGTCTTCCTGCACTCGTCGCACAGGGAGCCGGAGGAGACTAGGTGCGGGCAGCCGGAGGTGGAGCATACCTTCCACATGTTAGCCCTCCATAAAGTGCTTCGGGTGGGGGTCGAACCCACGATGTGGATGGGATGCACTCTGCCTCTCATGACGGGCATTCAAAGGATTATGGAAGCCTTGGCCGGTCTAATCCGTCCATTGGTATCTGTGCTATCCCGTGCTCTGCCATGAGCTACCGAAGCTTATATGATAATGGCCCAGCTATATTCCGGCTGGGCCATTCATTCTACGAACATACGACAGTATAGCATTTTAATTGTGACAGTCAAGCATTGCGGCTATCTCTCCGAGGTTGAACGTGTACTCGCCTTTGTGGCCTGTCGGCGTGGCGTGCAGTTTGCCTCTGGTGAGCCATTGGCGGATCTGGCTGCTGGTGCAGTGTATGTCCATTTTGGCGAGGTAGCGTGCGACTTCGATTGGCTTGCCGGTGTATTCGAGCTGCCAGAGCTTGTTGTCGCGGGTGGCTTTGATGGCTTGGACTCCGCCTTGCCATTCGCAGTCCGGGCATGTCCATGTTTCGGCTTGTGGCGTGCTGATGGCTTGGTGGCCGCATTGTGGGCATGTTCCGATGATGACCATGGCTTCGTCTGGTGTCAGGGCGATCTCATTGCGTCTGCTGATGTGTTCCAGGGCTGCGTAGTCTTCTGCGGCGGTGGTCATGCTTAGAATGGTGTGGCGGTTGGACAGGATGGCGAGCCATGCTTTGCGCCAGCGGTAGTTGGCGTATTGTGGTCTGATTTTGCCGGCTTGTTCGGCGAGCCATGCTTCGGATTCGCCGATGAGGTTTTGGGCGTGCGTGTCGATTGGCATCGGCGCGTTGCCTCGGTTTGGCATGTGGCCTGTCGTGCCGATGTGCGCGTGTTTGAGCATGATGCTGGTCAGTGCGGGCAGTTGGACGTCGCCGAGCTGTCTGATGAGCTGCCAGTACGTTTCTCGGCATGTGTCGCAGAGCAGGTTGTCCGTGACGGGCTTCAGGGGCTTATGACAGTGTTCGCATTCGGTCAAAATCTAATCTCCTTGTCGTGTTGTTTGAGGAATGCTTCGATTTCGGCTTTTGGCACTTGCGGGACGAGTCTGGTGGTCTCTTCGAGGCTGATGCCGTCCTCGTGCCATTTCAGGATCATGTCCACGAGGACTTTCTTCATCTGGTCTGCTCCACTGTGTCGCATCCGAGGTATTGGCCGTCCTGTTTCAGGCATGCCCATGTGACGTCGCCGGTTTTGACGGTTTCCATTCGAAAATCAGAGGTGGGCGTGGTGTGGTTGGCGTCGCCGATCATCCAAGCGCCGAAGATGATGAGCATGAGGATCGCGATGATAAGCGCGCTTGCGAGCCATTCGCTCCTGCTCATTCCGTCGCCTCCTTGAATGGATTGTCGGTCGTGTACTGCGGAAAGTCGCATTCCTGGTCTTTCCAGCCGGCGGCATAGCCTTGACGCCATGCGGCGGCGAGCAGCTGCTGGTATTTCCGGGTGGTCGAATGGATTGTCTCGGTCATTGTGTCTCCTTGTTGAGTTGGTCTGCTGTTGCGCATGCTCTTGTGTCTGGCATTGCGGTTTCCTTGTTGCGTCCGAGCAGGGCGAGTACGTGTTCGCATTTCCACGTGTGCACGTGTTTTTTCGATGGTGGGATGCCGCTCATGGTGGCGCGGCGTTGGCACCAGCCTTTCCAGAGGCGGGTCCAGTCTGCTATGCCGCGTTTTTCGCCGGAATGTCGGTTTGCGAACGCGTCCCACGCGCCGGATAGGTCGAGATTCGCGTATTCGGCGGCTATGGCCTTGGCGGTGACGGCGTATTCAGTGGAATCGTGGTAGGAATCGGCTGTGATTTCTTTGGAAGAAGAAAATTTATTTTCTTCTTCTTTCTTTCTACTATTACTCCTACTACTACTCCTACTACAGTCGTGCAACTGTCTGGAATCCTCCGGAGACTCGCAGGAATGTTCCTGCAACTGTCTGGAATCCTCCGGAGACTCGCAGGAATGTTCCTGCAACTGTCTGGAATCCTCCGGAATAATCCTGCATCCACGCTTGTCCCAGCCGTCCGGTGGCAGGTAATGGCATGTGCCCGGACGCTGGATGTTCTGCCATTTTTTGAAGCCTGGGACGAATAGCAGTCGCTTGCCGTCGCGCTCGTAGCGGATGATGCTGCCGCACTGCTCCAATTCAGCGAACGCGTCCTCGATGTCATCAAGCACGTCATCGTCGTATGGCATGCATTGGCCGCGGAAGAGGCGTGGATTATCGAGATTCACACCATTGTCTTCCACGTAGCTCCACAAGTTGATGAAGACGAGTCTCGTCTTCCAGGTCATCGAGCCGACGCTTTCGGACTGGTAGAATTCCGGCCTAATCGTCCTGATTCTCATTCAGCCCTCTCCCCTCGTGATGCCGTTGTATTCCATCCAGATCTGTTCCTGCCGTCTTGTCGTGCAAGGCAGATCCGTGTAGTTGGTGTTGGCCCAGCCGCTACCGACGTGTGGCTTGGCCATGGCGTCCAATGCGTCCGCTATCTCAACCAAGTCGGGTGGCGGGTCAAGCATTGAGGTTCCTCCACATGAGTGTCGTCGCATCCACCAAGCGGTAGCCGCAGTATGGGCAGGTGACGTAATGGGTGGCGACTGTTTCGCCGCAGTGGGCGCATTCGACGTAATGGATTGTCTGGCTCATTTCGTGTCCTTCCGGCATTCGTTCACCAGTTGTCTCCAGTGACGGGTCGCGCAGTCCAGATGCGTGTACCATGCCGTGCCGCAATGTTTGCGTGGGCATTGAAGCTGGTAGATATGCACCATCCATCCGTCGCGCCCGGTCTGCGTCCATTTTTCCTCGATTCGCGGGTTTCTGCCGCACATGGGGCACCCGTATTCGTTATGGCGTTTGAACCACATGGTCATGCCCCGGCTTCCGCTTCCGACAGCAGGGAGTCGAGAATCTTCTCCTCACATTCGGGCTTGGGCAGTGGCTGCGGTTCGGACACGTCCTCGTAAAAGGCGTTCAGCCGCTTGTCTTTTGGCTGGCATTTCGGATCGTCGGAATCAAAAAACACGGTCGGCTCTGTCAAGGCCAGGTGTGCTGGGCAGAAGAATCTTGGTGTCCCGTCCTTGGCGAAAAGGCACAGCCAATACGAGTCCTCCTGAAGGGTTTCCGTCACGTCCGCGCTGCTTGACTCCCCGAAGTCGTATTCGCGGTCGCACCACGGGTAGTCGCAGTGCGCAAGGTAGAGGGTCTGGATGAGAAAGCTCATTTCGCGTCCTCGCTTTTCGTCTCCGATGACATTCGCCCAGCCTGTCGGATGGTCTTGCGGCGTACCCATTCGTGGATTTCGCAATCCTTGACGCCGTACATCTCCTTGAGCAGGTTCAGGCAGATGGTCACGTCGGCCATCTCCTCGGTCAGATTGTTGTCCGGATCGGGTTTGCCGCGCAGGCGTTTGCTAATTGCCTGTATGAGTTCGGCGCACTCCTCCATGCAGACTATGCTCTGCTTCTCCTTGCCGTAATGGTCGATGCTTTCCAGCCATACGGTTTTCATCTCGTCTTCCGTCATTTCGCATCCTCGCTTTGATTAGGCACCTCATTAGGCATGGAGCTGGAATAGCCGAGCAGAGACTTGCAATGGTCGATGCACCTCGCAAAAACTTGCGCTCGTATCATGCACCCATCAATCTCACTTTCGGCCACACCCTCAGTACGTGTCGCTACATTGAAAAACCTGTACTCTTCATCTCTCTGGCCCCTAAGCCAGTCGATGATCTCGTTGAGTGTCTTGTCTTTCTCAGTCACATTCGTTGCCATGATCAGCTTTCCTCTTCGATTCGTATGGTGATGTGGTAGACGCCTTTTTCGTCGCTTGGCTGGCCGAGCCGGTAGTCGGGGCCGACCACATACCGGGCGTTATCGTCCGGCCAGTAGCCGGATTGCGTGATCGCGTCCAGGATTGCTTTGACCATGGGTGCCGCGTTCTCGGGGTCGAAGCGTCCGTGCGTCAACGGGTGGATAATCGCGGTCACATGCACCGGCCAGTGCGATGGCCTGACGAGCTGGCCGCTGTTGATGAGACCACGGAAGGTGAGATAGGCGGCCGCCTTGACCTGCTTCTTCCGCTGGTAAGGCACCACCCAGCTTCTGGAGCGGCGGTTCTGCGTCCACCACAATTGCCTGCTGATGGCCAAGTCAATATCGGTCATAGTGGTCCGCCTCCTCGTCTTCGGCTTCGATCTCGCATTCGGGGCATGGGATGGGGCGCGCCGGATACAGCGCGCACCCATGCTTCGGACACACCGGCAACACGTCCGATGGCTCAATCCATTCGCGCATCAGAAATCCGAATCCCCGAAAGCGCCGAAGCCCTCGTCCTGACCGGTCGGAGCGGCGCCCCACGGGTCACCGGCGGCCGGCTGCTGCTGCCCCTGCTGATAGCCGCCGCCGAAGCCACCGTTGTTGCCCTGGGATGCGTTGCCTGACTGAATCTTCTGCACTTGCGCGGTCGCATACCTCAAGGACGGGCCGATCTCATCCACCTGCAGTTCCACGGAGGAACGCTTCTGATGCTGCTCATCCTCCCAGGAATGCTGGGTCAGCCTGCCCTGCGCGATCACGCGCATTCCCTTGTGCAGGGATTGAGCGCAATGCTGGGCCATGTCACGCCAAATGGTGCCGCGCATGAAAAGCGTGTCCCCATCCTCCCACTGGCCCGACTGGCTGTTGTATTGCCTGGTGTTGGACGCGATGTTGACATTGCAGACGGCATCACCATTCCGCGTCGTGCGTAATTCCGGCTCGCCAGTCAGATTGCCAATAATCGTGATTACAGTCTCTCCGGCCATCACTCACCGTCCTTTGCTTCAGTCTCAGTCTCGGCTTCGGTGTCCGGCATGTCCGGCTCCATGACTTCGGCGGTCACATCATCAGTCGAATCGGTGATTACCGGCTGAAACACGTCGCTGTAGTCCGGCGTGGTCTCGTCCACACTCGCGGCCTTCTTCGCTTCGATGCTGACCGGCAGGTACTTGAAACTGCGGCGTATGATGGTCTTCTTCGCCATCTCCACGAAGTTCTTCACCCACGGGCCGGTGATCTGGCGGCTGCGATTGCGTGGCGCGTACTTCTCGCGGTATTCGAGCAGGTCGCGTTTCGACATGTAGTCGGCGTATCGTCCGCCGTTCGGCAGCTGGACGCTGAGGTACACGAATTTCAGCTTTTCCTCGCTGTGGTCGGCGTCCACGTTCACCTCGTCGGGGCATTTGATGGTCGGTACGCCGTTCTCGTCAAGCTTCAGTTTGATGTTGTCGTCATCGTAGACTGCTCGCGGCTGCGCGTAGATTCCACTGTTCTCCAACAGTTTCAGCATGCCCTTGTAGCCGATGACGAACGTGGCCTGCTTCTCGCCTGTGGCATAGTTCTTGTTGCCGTATGGCAGGATGTAGGCTTGGCCGAGTCCGTCCACGTCGGACGGGCGCAAGCCCAGGGCGGCGCATTGCATGAAGCAGGATAGGACGCTGACCGGCGTGCAGTCGGCTAATGCTGGGGTGCGGTTGATGCTGCTGATGCACATCTGCAACAATGCCTCGCTGTCGAGGTTGCCGCCGATGACGCGTGCGATCTGCGGCCATGAATGCTCCACAAGTTGCTTGAGCTTGCCTTTCGGATTGAGCGGTTGCAACTGCTGCCCTTGCGCCTGCTGTGCGATTGCTCCCATGATTTATTGCTCCTTTTCTTCGGTGGATTTGAATGCGAATTTGCGGTATGTGGCGGCTTTGACGGTGTATTCCTTGCGGTTCGTCGGCTTGTAGGTGGCTTGCAAATTCCCGCACTTGATGCCGGTGTGCGAGCCGATGCGCAGGATGATCTGCTCCTGCAATTCCTTTTGCGTGGCCTTCAGATCCTTGATCATTCCGGTGGCGCTTTCGTATCTTGCGAGCAGGTCGTACAGGTCGTCATCGTCGCTTTCGTCCACGATGTCCGGCGTCGGCTCGGGGAAAGCCTTCTGCACGTCACCGCTGCCGGTGAGCGCGGGCGGCACATCGTCGGTGACGAAACGCCAGAAGTCGGCGGCGGCCTTGTCGATGGCAGCCATGTCCTCCTCGTCGGCGGTGAAGGGGATTTCTACGGGCTCGTCGTCTCCGATCGCCGCGTACACGACTCCCCCTGTCCAGCCTGTGACGAGCGCGTAGAATTCGACCTGAGCGAGATAGTAAGGCGGAATTCGGAGGTTTCCGTCCTCGTCATGCCAGTCCCCCGCTCTACGACCACCCGCCGTTTTGATTTCAAGAATTCCAAAGCTTCCGTCCTCTCTTTGCAGGATGCCGTCCAATGAAGCGCGTAGATAGGGCTTCTCACGGCTGATGAACTGCTTGTCGGTGCCGTCGGTGATGATCATTTCCGGATGATTGGCGCGGAAACGCTTCCTGAGCTCGTTTTCCAAAGCATTGCCACGAATGACCGGCCACTTGTCGGAGATGTCCTCCGGTTCCGTGCGGCCGGTCTTCTCCAGCCACAGGCCGTAAGGCGTCGCGTAACGGTTCAGGCCGAGGATCGTGCTCATGTCCGACCCGCCGACACCGGCCTTGCGGCTTTTCAGCCACGCAAGCTGCCGTTCGGCCTTCTTGCACTGCCTGAAACGCTCGACCCGGTAGCGTTCCGTATCCCTGAGCGGAATCCGCTTCATTTCGCATCCTTGCTGTAGTTGGCTTTGATGTCCATGAGTTCGCCGGTGAGGAGCTTGGTCGCGAACCCGTAGACCACCTTGTCGTTGTTTTGGAATGCGGTGCGCTGCAGTGTGCTGACCGCGTCGAAGATGCCGGTCAACGCCTGGGCGATGACGGTGCGCGGCTCCTCCGGCTTGGCTTCCGGCTTCTGTTCCTGTCGTGGAGTGGTGGTCATGGTGGTGGTTTCCTTTTTCCTGGTGGCTGGTTTGGTGGTGTTGCGGAATGGGTCGCGGACTTTCGGCAGGACGCCTTCATCGCGGAGTTGCGGGAATTTGTTGAGCACGGTCTTCGGTTTCTTGCCGAGTCGTTCCGCGATCAAGTCCGCGTAGGATCTGGCGTCGAATGGCACGCCATCAGCTTGGAGGGCTTTCACCTCGTCTCGGACGAGACTCAGCGTGTCGTGCGAATATTTGGCTTTCCGGTCTTCGACTGGCGTGAATGGCTTGCCGGTCAAAACGTAGTCACGCTCACGGAGTGGGTCTTTCCGCAAATATCCGTTGATGACGAGATTGTGGATGTGATGGTGGATCGTGCTTGTCGTCTTGCCCAACTCGCGTGCCACGCCTCTTTCTGTCGGACGGCCGATCGCGGACATGCGCTGCCAGCAGCGGTAGACCTGCGCGTACGTGCTGTTCTCGTCGCTGTTGTTGTCGCCGGTGGTGGTTTCGGCTGGCGTCGGCTCCGGCGTGCAGATGGCCTGATAGTCGGCCAGCGTGTCCTCATGCGGCGGCTCCGGTTCGGGCGCTGGCGGTAGGTCCTGCGTGAGCATTCCGGCACGTCGCAACGCGCGCATCTCGTCACGTGACAGGCCTGCTTCGCCGGACTCGTCGTAAATGCTTTTCAGATCGCACAATTCCTCGTGCGAGTATTCGTGCCTCAACGGTTTCCTTTCCTAAGTTTTTGGATGAGCGCGTAATTCTCTTGGATGAACCTGTCCACGTCGATGCCCTGTTCCGTCAACGTCGGTCTCACGTATGTGCCGACCACGCCGCTGATGGGCGCGTATCGTCCCGTCTTCAGGCTTCCCGCGACGTAACGGTGCTCATCATTGTGGACTCTCATCTGGCTACCGTCCTCCGGTATTTGTGCGCTGTCATGAATCTTTCGACGGCCTTGCGTGGATAGCGCACCAATCGCCTGTCCTGCTTGCCCGCCGGTGGTTCGGCGCCGAGTTTCACGTATTCGGGGCCACGCCCATACGACCGCCAATTCGCCAGCGTGCCGAGCGTCACGTCGAGCATTTCGGACAGTTCCACGGGCGTGAGCAGGTCACTGTCCATGAGGGCAATACCTGCCGATGAAGTACGTCTGGCCTTTGCCTGTGACCTTTGGCGTTCGGTTGATGGTCACATGCCCGTCGGAATGTTCGATGGCGGTTTCCTTGATCTTGAACAGGCGCATGTCCATGGCTTTCTGCGTGGGCACGTTCCGGTTGGAGCCGGTTTTGCCGAGGAAGCCGTCATCGCGCAGGATCTGGAACAGTCGGTTCTGGCCGATGTCCATGCCGTTCTGGCGGAGCATCTTCGCCAATTCTCCGATCAGGCATGTGCCGTCGGACGCGGATACCGCGTCGGCGAATCGTGCTTTCGGTTCAAGTGTTTTGATGCGTTCCGACTGGGCGGCGATTTTCCGCTTCTGTTCCTCCATGGTGCGTTGGCCGATCATCACGGCCTTCGCCAGGATGGTCATGTCATCGTCCGCATCGTTCGTGGGGATGTAGCCGCCGGTTCTGCGGATCTGGGGAAGCACCTCATGCGTCACCCAACGCTGGAACTCCTTTGCCTCCGGCTTCCGCGACTTCATCACGAGACGGTAAAGACCAGGCTCGGAGATGATGTTCGCTTCACCATGCTGACCGCCTAAGTTAAACTTAGTCAGTTCATCATCATCGAGACTTTGGAGCGCGACAGTTGCATTGCTCAACGCGAGGATGTCGCATACATCCTTGGCGACGAACCACGGTTCGCCCGCCTCGTCGGTCAGAGTGCGCAGCGCGGCGCCCTTGAAGTCGAATCGTTGGATGCTGTTCATTGGGTTTTCCTTTCTTCGCGTTTGCGTTGCGTGGCTGCCGTGGGAGTCGGACCCGCGCTTTGGACGGCGGTAATGCTTCAGCTTGGCGGAAAGCGACCTGAACGCCTTCACAAGCTTCGGCACGGCTGGAGCTGAAGTAACCGAAGGCTCCAAGCGGATAGTTGGTGTTGGATTGACTGAATGATTCCTAAGGAGAATCAAGCCGTCCTGGACAACCGTGTGCAGCCGGATGCGCTGGCGGGGTAAGTGCTACGGCATGTGAACGCCAGCGCGTGGATAATTATCGATATTCAGTTATGGTCCCAGCCGGCCGGCATGAGTGAACGTGGATATCCAAGAAACATCCCGATTTGGTTTGTTTTGGTTAGGCTTGCCGGCCGGTTGGAAGTCTTTCAGTCGCGTGGCGCGAATCGGATGGTCAGCCACAAGGCGGTGGCCACGTAGATGGCTTCGACCATGAGCGCCATCGTTCTGCTGCCGCCATGCCAGGTGAGCATGATGGTCAGGCTCGCCACGAACGCGATGCTGGCCACGGCGAACAGGATGCGGCGCAGCGTGTAGTTCGGCTTCTTCGCCTTTCCCTGCCGGTCCTCGATGCGATAATCGTTGTCCGTCATTGCTGTTCCTTCTTCTGGTTGATTTCCTTGAGCACCATCGCGCATTCGCGGCGGATGCGTTGCACGTCGGTCTTGCTGAGGGTGATGCCGTATTGGCCGGTCGAGGTGCGGAAGTTCATCCGCGCCATCGGCGTGCCGTCCTTGCTGGTGAAGGCTTTGATCTCGAAGCCGCCGTCGTCCATCCAGCTCATCGCATGTTCCCGAAGTCGCAGTTGATGCCGTGGATGAAGTTGTCGAGCTGTGGTTCGGAAATGTTTGCCATGAGTGTTTCGCCGAACGAGCCGAGGTGGATGAGCTGGCCGCCCTTGTCTTCCAGGATGCGGATCGCGTAGCCGGTGTCGCCGATGAGTTCGACGGTCGGACGCTGCGCACGCTTCTGCTGGGGTGGTGCTGGCGGGTCGAGTAACTGTGCGCTCATGCCCGCTCCTCCGCATACTTTTGGATGGCGAAGCGGATGTTGGCGTGGCGTAGTTCCCGCAGATCCGTGTTGCCGGTCTTGTCGGCTTCCTCCATGTCGTGGAAGTCTCGTGCGAGCTGGTTGATGAGTTCGTCTAGTTTGTCCTGCTTCATCGTGGTCTCCTTAGGCTTTGAATTGTGTGATGCTGTCGATCGGCTGAACCAGAAGCATGAGAAGTTGAGTGGGGTTCATGTTGAGCACCGGAGCGGCTTCCTCGATTTCCTTGATGGTCATGGGAATGCTGCCGTCGAGTCGTCTCCCGACTGTCTTGAGGGTGCATCCCCATGCCTTGGCGAGGTCTTCCTGCGTCTTGTCGCGTCTGGCTAGCTCGGCCTTGAGGTTCCTGCTGGCTGTTTCGGTCAGACCGGCCATTCATCCCCCTCGGCTCCCTGCTTGGCGAGGCATGCGCGCCAGTCGTGCCAACCGGGGCCGCGCATGTGGCCGCACGGGTAGTGGTCGGGGGTCTTGGTCTTCTTGGTGCTCAACATCTTGTTTTTCCTTTCGACACCTCTCAGTGTATTTAATTGACTACATTTGTGTATTCAAATACTTACATCTTCACAATTTGCACACAAGACGGTATTTAATTGGCTATACTGGAGCTATGGGAAGTAAACCGAATGAGATGACGCCACTGGCCATGCAGGTCATGCGAGAATGCGTCAGGCTTCAAAAGAAAAGCGGCATGACAGTCGCGGAATTTGCCAAGGCCTGCGGTTTCAGCCGCGACTACTGGTACAAGCACGCGAACTTCAGCCGGCCACTCAACCTCAGCGACCTGGAGCGCGTCAGCGAAGTCACCGGAGTATCCCCGAGCGACATCGTGCGTGGATCGCAACAGCACGCGATCGAAGACGCCGAAGCGATGGTACGTGACAATCTGGTGAGGGCGGCGTATGACGTGCCTGGCAAGCAGGAGGCGATCAATGGTGAAGCGGGGCCGGATTACGACGAGCCTGCCTGACCTGCCCATCAGCCGGCGCATGACCTATGGCGCCATGCGTCGCGCCATCATCGGCCTGCCCGTCACCGTGTCCAGCGCCATCCTGCCGGACGGCCTATGGGGCTGCTACGACGATGAGAACCGCGTGATCCTCATCGACCGGCGGCTCACCTACACGGCGAAGCGCTGCACGCTCGTGCACGAGCTGGTGCACTGGCGGCACGGGGACGCGTCCTGCGGCCAAGACGCACGCGACCGTGAGGAGCATAGGACGCGACGCGAGACCGCGCTCATGCTCATCGACCCTGTACGCTACGGACTGTTGGAACAAATGTACGAGGGGAATTCGTGGAACATCGCCCAGGACTTGGAGGTCACGCAGCAGGTGCTCGGCGACTATCGCCAGATCCTTGCCGGACGCGTCTGCATCGTCTGAAAAGGCGACGAACGGAAAGTGAGGCCCCACGATTGTGGGGCTTTTATATTGCCTTATAGTGCTTTATAAAGCTTATATCTGCTTCAACCGCTCGAAGACCTGTGCTGTCTGCGCTGCATCGTCGGCCGCCCTGTGCCGCTCTTTCTTGGCGATATGGAAGTATCTGATGAGGTCGATCAGTCTGTGATGGTCGAGCTGCGGGATCAGCGCTTGGGAGAGTTCCAGGGTGTCATAGAAGCTTACGTCCGGCATGCCGGCGCCGACTCTTTCGGCTTCTCGGGCGATGACTGGCAGGTCGAAGCGGCGGATGTTGTGACCTATCCAAGTATCATTACCGCAGAATCGGTAGAATTTCGGCAATGCCTTGTCAATGGTCGGCTTGCCTTTGACGTCACGGTCGGTGATGTCGGTGATCTGCGTTACTTTGGCGGGAATCGGTATGTCTGGATTGATCAGCTGACTGTATTCCGCTGTCTTGCGGCCATGACGCATGCGCACCGCTCCCAGCTCGATGATGCGTGCGTCACGACCTAATCCGGTGGTCTCGATGTCGATGGCCACGTAATCGTCGCAATCGGCTTCCGTGCCGCTTTCACGCTCCACGCTGGCGTCTATTGCTGTTTGCTCCGTCGTGGCGTTTAAGGGGGCTTCCTGCGACGATTCAGGGGCATTCTCTGCTTGGTGCTTGTGGCGTGGCTCCGGCTTGCGGTAGAGGTGCATGAAAAGCCATGAGAGGAACGCGAAGAGCAGGATGGTCAGAACGCTTGCCGCCAGATCATCCGGCTTCGTGGCGAAAGTGTCGTAAATGCCGTAGACGCATGTAATCGCGCAGAACACCGATGCGACGAGGTATGCCAGTTTCTTCATTCTTCCCCCTCTTTCCGGTCTCCGATTCAAGCTACTCCGGTCAGGGGTGTGACGTGCCGATTTTTCTTCTTTTTTCGGCGCATTGCGCCTTATAAGAGAATGTTAAAACTTGTAGATACTTATATATGTATAAGTTTGATTATACCAATTCCATGGTTTTTATAAAATTTCGTTATACACGCCGTGTAAGGTATTTTATACACAGAAGTGGTAATATCGTTATATCCGACAAAAAGAAAAGCCCGTATGGTTCTGGACAAGCCATACGGGCAAGGAAAACCTAGCACGATTCTCCATGAATCAGCATACGCCGAGGCATGGAGGGAAAGACGATGAGACCCATGGGATACAAGAACGTACAAGCCGTCTATGCTCTTAACCGTACCGGCAAGCTCGCCAAGAAGCGTGGCGACAACCTCGGTATTGACAAGATGGCATGCCTCCTACTGGAATACATGGCAATTAACACCTACGACTGGGATACGGAACGCAACCAGCCGCCCGAGAAGCTGCGCAAGGTCAACGCCCCGTGCCGCTACTACACGCTTGGCTGGCGTTCATTCTCCAATGACCATGCGATGGTTATTCTCACTCCGGAACAGGCCATGAGCAAGGACACCGATAAAATCATGGCGAAACGTGAACTGAACGCGAAGAAGCAGGTCAGTGACGCTTTCGTGTACTTGCAGGAACGCGGCGTAATCAAGAAGCTCGAACCGGCGTCGCTCGGTAAAAACGCTGGTTTTCTACTACTGCTTGGCGATGATAAGGAGAATTTCGCGGTGGAGCGGTGGGCGCGTCAATGCCTCGGCCTGCCGACGATCTGGTGACTTCCCACCAAGTCGCGGCCACCTCCCGCCGACGCGGTTTTGGTCTTTCCGCACGGGCCGCGCCGGAACCGCATTAGAATCGCACCAGACCATACGCGATCCGTGCCCACATTTTGCCCACATCCCCGCGTGAATCACAGTGAAAAGGAGTGAATTACAGTGAAATAGAAACACCACGCAAACCGTTGGAAACACTGGGAAAACCGCATAAAACAAAGGAAACGAAAAAAGCACATCGCAGGATAACATGTCCTGCGGCATTATCATATCCAACCCTTGGAATACCGCCATTCCAACCACATGCGGCACGCTCCGTGCCCACATTCTGCCCACATCACGCGGCCAAGCCCCTCCCCTCGCCCAACGCCCTGACGATCAGGCCGTCCATCGCATCGGCCACCACATCCAAGTCATCGTCGAACAGATCCGCATACACGTCCAAGGTCATGGCCGCCGACGCATGACCGAGCTGCCTCTGCACCGCCTTCACGTTCGCGCCGGCATGCACCAGCAGCGAGGCGCACGTGTGCCGCAAATCGTGGATCGTCATCGACTTCGCGACCTCAACGCCAAGACTCTCCTTCTTCGCCCGATAGAACCAGCTACCCGGACTGCATGGGCCGTGGTGCTTGCGGAGGAACGAGCCGGTGCGCCTGTCGGGGAAAAGCAGATCGGACGCGCCTCGCCCACTGCACGCCTCCCCGATGCAAGGCTTGAGCAGACCAGGGAAGATCACGGTGCGCTCCTTGCCGTTTTTCGGAGTGCCGACCACGATGTGGTGGTCGACCTCGACGGCGGCGCGGCGCACGTGGATGCGCTGGCGCTCCAAGTCCACGTCCCCGACCTGCAATCCCACCAGCTCGCCCCAACGTAGGCCGCAGAGTCCGAGCGTGAGCACTATCGGCCTATGCCAGCCGGAAGCGTCGGCCAACGACAGCAGCTGGTCGATGGTGAGATACACGTGCTTTTTCCGTCGTGTCCTGGGCAGTTGGATTCCGTCGCATGGATTGCCGTGGATGCACTTGTCGGCTTTCGCCTTGCCGAGCAGCGCGCGGAGGAGTCCTTCGGCATGGTGCACGACGCTCGCGCTTTTCTCTTCGGCCATTCCGCTGACCCAGATCTGGATCTCGTCATGTGTGATGGACTGCACTTCGCGGCATCCCCATCGAGGCTCCACATGGACGCGCCACGTGCGTTCCAGGGCATCGACGTAGCTTGGCTTGGCCTTGGTCTTCTTCGCGGCCAGCCACGGCTCCCAGAAGTCCTCGACCAATCGTCTGCCTGCCTGCGGGTCGATGTACGCGCCGGTCATTTTCGCGGTAGTGACGTTGGCGGCTCCCCATGCGTCGGCGTCCATTTTGCGTTTGAAGCCGCGTTTACCGGTGGGCGTGCCGTCCGGCTTGCGGTACCTGACTTCGTATCTTTTTCCGGCTTTGGTGGCGTATTGTCTGATTGTGTAGGCCATGCCCGCCCCTTCGTTTGCGTGGCATCAAGTCTATCAATCCGCTGTTTTTCCCGTTTTTTCGTGTTCCGACTTGCATTACTTTATTTACTGTGCTAATATAGTTTATGTCAAGGAAAGGAGGTGAACATGACACCATCGGAGATAATCACCGGCATCTCGCTTCTCGTAGCGAGCATCGCGGCCCTCATCAAAGCAGTGACCGGACTCATCAAGGAGATGAGACGGAAACCGAAGAAGAGGAAGTGAGCAAGGGTTCCGGCCAGACTTGGGGGCCGGAACCCCATACCTCCGATTATGCCATGGAACATCATGAGAACGGAATCGATAGTCAGCGCGGTATTCGCGCTCGGAACCGCCGCCAGCGCATGGTTCGGCTGGCCGTTCGCGCTCACCGCCGGATGCGCCATCGTCAGCGCCGCCTTCGCGCTCACCGCCGGAAGAAAGGACTGACATGACCATCAGATACCTGAGCGTCACCGACGTGGCCAAGCACCTCGGCATCAGCACCGCCGCCGTCAGCTCCTACAAGCTCCCCGAGCCGGACGCACGCATCGGACGCACGCGCGGCTGGCTCCCCGAGACCATCGACCAATGGAACGCCAGCCGCCCCGGCCGAGGCGTCGGCGGCGGACGCCCACGCAAAAACAAGACCGAATAACAGGAAAAGCCCCTCTCCCAGCAGTGCCGAGAGAGGGGCAAAATGTTACATGTGGGCGCAAAATATTCCACCAGGAATTCCAATGCGCGATTATTCGCACCTGTTAAAAACAGGGTGCAAGATTTTCCGCGAACCAACACGGGCTTAACAGCTGTCAAGTTGCCGTCAAGCTCGTGCGAAGTTCTGTTAAGTGCTGTCGCTGAGTCTGCGGCGACGCTTACTTTTCGTCGGAATCGGCGGTGACGGTAATGTGCAGCTTATCGAGCTTGGCCTTCACGGCGCCTTCGACCGCGGCCGCGATCTGGTCGGGATCCGCGCCCTTGGATTCGGCAAGGGTCTTGACGGCTTCGGTCAAAGCCGTGACCTGCGCGGTGAGCCTCGGCAGCTGGATGGCGTCAACGCCCTGGAGCCGGTCGCGCGCCTGCGTGCCGTTGATGGCGAAGCTCCAGACCTTCTCCCCCACTTTGCTGTTGATGCTGTTCGCGGCCTGATCGATGCCCTGAAGCCGGTCGCGGCATTTCACCCCGTTCTGGTTGAAGTTCCAGACGGCTTCGGCTATCTCGTTTGCTGTTGGCATGGTGTCTCCTTCCAAGATTTCGTTTGCGCGTTTGATGATCCGGTCGACCGGCAGCGGATTGACGCATCTGTCCGGGCAGCCGTAATGGTCCGTGCCGGGCACCTCGCGGTGCAGGACGATGTTGCCCTGCCGGTTGCCGGAAGCGTCGTGCCAGAGGGTCTTCCAGCCGTACCGCTTGGCGATGTCGGCGCAGAGCTTGGCACTGGCTTCGACTTCCGCATCGGTGACCGGGATGCCGTCCATGCCGCCCTCATGCTCGATGGTGACGCCGGAGCAGTCGGAAGTCCAGTTGGCGTCCGCCCACGAGCCGTTCGATTCGTCCACCCACTGGTAGATGTCTCCATTGCCGCCCACGCCGTAATGGCTCGCGGCGCGGAAGTTGGAGCGCATGAAGCAACTGTCCGTCCCGGCCAGGCGGCCGACCATGATGTGCAGTGTGATGTGGTTGACGCTCAGCCCCTGCCGGCCTTGGTAGTGGTTCGGGCTGCCGCGCCATCGCGCGAAGCTCGCTCCGGTCACCGCACGTCACCACCCGGTTCAAGATCGGCTTCGGATTCGGCAGTGCCGGTGTCGGCGGTGGCGTCGTCGGCCTTCGGCGCGGTCTTGGCCACGGCGCTGGCCGCGCTCAAGGCCGCGGATTTGGCGGCGCTGATGCCGTTGACCACGCCTTCCTTCTTCAGGGCGTCCACGAGCTGCTGGCCCGCGAGACTGGCGCTGGTGATGTTCTGGTTCTTCCACCAGCCGTAGACCGTGCCGATCACACCGATCACGCTGAAGACCGTAGCGGAAACCTGCTCATTGGTGAATGGCAGGGTGCTGTAGCCGGCCAGATTCAGGCCGGCGTTGGCCAAAGCGTAAAGCGTGACCACGATGGTCACACCGGCCTTGACGCGCTCGGTGGTCAGGCCGGGCAGATCAGTGTTTTTCTTTTCGTTGGCATGTTCCGCCATGATTGCCTCCTTAAGGCATAGGAAAGGCCACCTCCGAAGAGATGGCCTTGGAATTGGTTGTCAGCGCATGTGAGCGCCGTGGTTGAAGACGAGGATGACCGCGCAGAGCAGGAAAAGGACGCCGATGACGGTCATTTGTCCTCCATGGTCTCCGGCGCCACGTCGGCGCGCAGCTCGTCCGGCAGATGCGGCTTCGGATGCCGAGCCAGGAATTCCGGTTCGACGATCTCGCAGAACAGGCCGAGCCAATGGAAAAGAGAGCGCGTGTAGGCGGCCAAGGCGAAATATTTTCGCTGTTGGGTCTCCAAGTGCTGGATCTGTCCTTCCTGTGATTCCACCTGCTCTCTGAGCGGCTTGATGACGGACTCCGTCAGTATGTCGCAGGCCTTCGCGGCGATGTCGGCCGTGTCCCTGCGGCGGCTGGAGATCGCGCCGATGATGGCGCCCACTCCCCCGCCTCCGACCAGGGCGACAATCACCGCGGTCCAGAATTCACTGCTTGAGAAAAGGTCAGGAGGAAACATCGGCGCTCCATGGGTCGAGGTTCTTCTGAACCTCCTCACGGTATTCATCCGGCACCTCGTCCAATTCCCTGCGTCCGGCCTTCACCAAGCGCGTGTACATACGCACCGCTGCCGCATGATTGAATTTAGCCATGATTATCACTCCTTCTTGCTGTCGGCGGTATCGTCGGCGGCGTCCTTGTCGTTCTTGGTCTTATCGTCATCGGTATTGTCGGCGTCGGCATCATCTGTGTTGGAATCGGGGGAATCCACCGTATCGTCATCCTCGCCGGTCATCAAATCAGCCAACAGCTGCGCGTTATCCAAGCTCGCCTGTTCCAAAGCGGCCACACGGTCAAGCACAGGCTTGGAGCTGGTCGTATCACCCTCGAACAGAACATCTGCCTGTTCGATGGCCTCCTGTTCCGACAATGGCAGCACCTGATAGGATTCGATCGCTGTATACTCCGTGTATTCCGGTTGATTGCCGGACGGATGGGTCACGGTCTTGATGTTGCGGCGGATGCGAATATCCGCCAAACCATCCTCGCGGAGCTTGTAATCGATTTTGTCCAACGGAGTCGCGGACGAAACGTTTTGAATCATCTATTATCCTTTCGACTTGCCACGATGGTTTTTCTTGCGCGGCGGACGATCTGATCGACGTTGTTTCGGCGTCGGTATTGGATTGAATCGCTGTTTTTGAGCCAGCCGTAGTAGCTGGCGCAACGGTATGCGAGCCGAAGACTAGAGGGGTTCCGCGCGTATCGGCGGAAAGAGCGTCTGGCGCGGAGGAAGATGCCCGCCCTGACACCGGTATGGTCGGGCCAGAAAGTGAAGCCCACCATGTCGATTGGCTCCGCACCGACATGCTTCATGTTCCATGTCGGGTGAATCTCCAAGCGAAGCTCGTCATGCAGATAGTCGCGGATGCGTTTGACGGCGATGGTCAAATCACGCTTGCTCCTGCCAATCAAGAGAATGTCATCCATGTAGAAGAGCACGTGCGTTATGAGCCGCCTAGCGGTGATTTCGCCTGTCCTGCGGTTCACTCGCTCCTTGGAAAGATGCTGTTCGCAATAGTGGTATGCGTAGCTCAGGTAATAGTTAGCGAGCCACTGGCTCAGATACGAGCCGATATTCAATCCGTCATCGCCCGCGTACTGGTCGATGAGGTGGAACGTCAGGTCGAGCAGCCGCTTATCTCCCACGTCGCGGGTCAGCAGGCGTTTCAACACTTCACGGCTTATCGATGGATAGCATTTGCGCACGTCCAGTTTCACGAACACTCTGCTGGACGGTTCGCGCACCCACTGTTTGATCGCGCGTCGAGCGTCGGCTATGCCCCTGCCGGGGATGCTCGCGGTCTGCCATCTGCCGACCTTCGCGCGGAACAACGGCATCAAGGCGGTGCCGCAGACGTAATCATAGATTTGATGGCGGATGCTCTCGCGTCCGATGATGCGTATCTTCCCGCTTATCGGCTCCACGCGACGAAAGTAGCGGATTGGCGCGAATGAATACTCGACGCGTCTTATCTCGTCGGCTATCTGCCGTGAGAGCAGGTCGAGGTCTGGATGGCGTCGGAGGAAGTCGCTCACGTCCCTGCGGGAGCGTTTGCCCTTGAGGAACCGTCCGATGCAGTCGCGCACGAACGCTGGTTCGGTGATACGCGAGTGTTTGCAATATGTCTTCATGAAGCTATAGGGGAATGTCTGCGGCGTTCGCATTGCGCTACCAGCCGCGTGCTTGATTTGATTTTCGGCATGGCCGAGGCGTGCCCTCTCGCATATCCCCAAAAGCGGAGGGTAGTCGTGACGGAAAATTTGAGAAGAACCCTATTGGCGACCGCCGTAGTTCCACCTAGCGTTCGAGAGGTCGTTCCTGCCGTTCGCGTTGAACAACCCGCAGTGCGAACCGTTCCTGAGATTGCCACCGCGCCGCAAGAGCAGGAGGAACCCGGCGAAACCGCCACGAATCCCTAAAAATATTACTAATGGTTATGTTCGGCGGGAGTGGAGGGGGCTTTCGCCCCCTCGCTGAAGCTCACCCCCAACCGCCCGCACTAGGCGTGCGTGCGGCCAAGAACGGATAGGCGACCGCCGGAGTACCACCCAGCGTCCGAGAGGCCGTCCCCGCCGAGCGCGTTGAACAACCCGCAGAGCGAACCGATCCCGAGAAAGCCACCGCGCCGCAATTCATGCAGTCCGGGAGCGGAGATCGGGTTAATGATGAAGGCGTCGGTCAGGCCGCTGGTGCTTGTCGCGCCCACGCCGGTAGGCAGCAGGAATCCGTGCTTTTCGGTGAAGTCGGTCTGCCACTGCCACTGGTTGTCGGTCTTGTTGGTGGCGGCGGGATAGTCGCCCACATGCACGTAGTCGTCGGTGATGGCGGTGCCGCTCGCCTTGGTGGTGTCGAACACCTTCCACACTTCGGTATGGCCGGATGTGTCGGAGTCCTTCACGTTCTTCAGGATGATGTCGCCTTCGGTCTCGTAGACTCCGGCGAACAGTTCGATACCCTGCAACTTGATCGGCTGACGCATATTGGACACGTCATCGCGGGGGATGCCGTCGTTGCCGAGCACGTCGTCCGTCGAACCGGTCAGGTACGGCATCTGGGTGACATGCATGGCCGTCGTGGTTGTGAAGGCCGCGCCGGACACGTTGATCGCGGTGGTGGCCGCGTCCACGCTGGTCTTGCTGATGACCTTGCGGTATGCCGCCGCCTCGCCGGTCTTGTTGTCTCCACGGTCGGTGCCGGTGCCGACGCTCACGTAGGAGCCGAGGTCGATGCTTGCCGCGTCCGTGGCCTTGACCAACGCGCGGGTCGCGTTGGTTTCGGCCTTGGACACGTTGATCTGGCCGGAGCCGTTGAAGTCGCCGCCAAGATGCCTTTCGATATTCTTGGTCGCGTATTTGAGCATGTGCATCAACTGGGTGTAGAACGTGTCGGCGGAAGTCTTTCCGCTATAGCCCTTGCCCTTGCTGGTCGGTACGGCCACGGAGCCTTGTTCGCTCATGGGGGCCGGAATCTGCCCCGAAACGGACGCGGCCTTGCCGCCGTAATTGGACAGCGGATATTTCGCGTACGCCATGCACGGGCGGAGAGAACCGTCCGGCAGCAACGCGCCCGGCATCGGGGAATAGCCGTCGTACTGCGTGTCCGAATACCAGATGGTGCAGTAGTTAGTGTCGAACTCGAACCGGTAGAAGCCGGGAACGGTGATGACGAACACGTCGCCATTGGAACCGTCCTTCGCGTAATTGCCAGCCAAGCCCTTGATGGCCTTCACCACCGGAGTGCCATCGTCGGCCACCGCAACGTTCGCGTCGAACACGCGGAACGCGCTCAGACCCGCATAGTCGTCACAGTCCGCACGATAATTCGTGGACGGCACGACGGTCAGGCCCGCATTGTCTCCGACCTTCACGCCATCCGGCGCGTTGGAGAAACTGTAAAGCGGGAAACGCACGCCGTAAGTCCTGCCGTCACGATGCGCGGCGAAATACTCGCGCACATTCGACACTACCTTCTCCGTATCGTCATAAGCGAACTTGGTGCCATCCATGACACTGTTCTTCTGAGCCTTCTCTAAACGCACGTAATCACGCACGCGAATAAGCTTGTCAGGATTAGCCAAAATAAACCTCCAAAATCAGGCGTTGATAGCGTTGATAGCCCAGTCGATGTCGGACTGGTCGATGTCGGCCAGCGCGTTGCCGGTGGTCGTTGGCGTAAGGGTCGTCGGGTCGACTGTGAC